CAAGCATTCAAAGTTGGTACAATCCGGCCTACGGGCCCAACAACAGCAGCTGGAACCGAGAGACCCATCGAGGACTCCCTCAGGTGCTGGGGATTCGACTATTTCCTCCCCGACAGAACGTCAAAGCAGGCAGCCGAGACCTTCGTCCACAATGCGTCAAGACCGAAAGCAGTCTGCACGCACACAGCCCCCCCTCTCGACACAGCAGGCTTCAAAGAATGGTGTGTCGGAAAAGACCCCGTCAAACTGAGAGGCCTCCTTACTGAGGGCCAACTGTCCGGTGTTGATCACGATTTTGCATCATTGTTGCTAACAATCGTTGAACTTAACAGCACCGTGACCACTCGTTTGGAACGTGTAGAGACATTTTCTGATTTGGTGCGCGAGTGCTATCAGGTCTTTAACACTCTTGATGGTAAGTCTTCTCCTGGTTACCCTTATACGCTCAAAGCAAACAATTACGCGGCGTTGAGGAGTGACAGAACAATATACGACGGATACGATCTGGTTGACACAGTGGTGTTAGCAGCAGCTTTTAAGGTCTTGGCGGTTTTGGAAAACGAAAACGCTGAGGCCTCAGCTGTTGAGCTTCTTTCTTCAGGTTGTGGCTGTCTTAGTACGCCTTTCGTCAAATATGAGCCTAATAAGCTTAAGAAACGTAAGGCACCTCGGATTGTCATTGCACGTGACGCGGCTGATAGAATCGCAGTAAACGTGCTCTTTGAGTTGCAACATCCAGGGCTGGGACTTTCCAGTTTCTGCGACGGCTACGGAACCTCTCCCTCAACTTTGACAAAAGTTAGAGACTGGTTGCTATATGCGCGGTCGAAGTATTTCACTTCTGGTTGTGACATGATTAAGAGCGACGTTTCCGGCTGGGAAACCAGTTTTTCTGAGGAGACTATGGATTGGACCATGTTTGGGTTCTCCGCTATATCTCACTCTAAGATTGACCTCACGCTGGCTTATCACACAATAGGTAGGACGGTGACGCGTGGCTGTTTTCTATTGAACAGGCGCGAGATAGTAGTGAAGTCGGTTTCCGGTGGCCAACAGTCTGGACACTATCTGACCACCAAGACTAACTCTTTTGGGCGCATGTTGCACGCGAGTGAGAAAGGAAACATTGCCATGTCCATGGGCGACGACACAGTTGAGTTTACGACGGCTGAAAATCTTGCTGATCGCTACAAACGCACTGGTCTTGAAGTTCGTGATTGTGAGCCCTGTACCGTGGATGATTTTGAGTTCTGTTCCGGCAGAATTGTTACGGCACACGGACACACCACCCACGCGCACCTTAATTACAAGAAGAGCATATTCAAGATGCTCGTTAAGGGCGCAAGTTTGTCACAGATCGCTCATTCACTTAAAGCCGGCTTCACAACGGCTTTGGCAGCTCTGCCTTTTACAGCTGAGATGACAACGCTCAATGACAACCTTTCTGTCGACAACCCACACCTTGCGGACTTCGATTCTGACAACTTTGTCGGGCTGTTTGACGCAACACAGTTTTCTTACGAGGCCGGATGCAG